CAAAATTATTCTGTACCAAACGGGCATAAACTATTTGAACTAACCTCTGGTTATGGTCAAACAAAGTTTGAAATAACTCAAGCCTCTGGCGGTGGCACAGCAAATGGTGCTGCGGCACTGGATTTTGGTAAAGGAAATTCATCTACAGGTCAAGGTTCAGTAGCTATGGGCCAAAACTTAACTGCATCAGCAAATGATGCTTTTGCTTCAGGTAAAAATAATATTGCTTCTGCAACTCAATCTTTTGTGGCTGGTATAGGAAACGAGGTAGCTTCTATATACGCTGCAGCTTTTGGAGATAGCAATAATGTTACAACTGCAAGGTCTTGCTTCGCGAGATGAAAATGCAATTACAATAGGTAGATTCAACGCTGTACCTACACAAAACTCTATTTTTGTTTTAGGTAACGGAACAGGTCTAGCCACACCTGTTAATGCTATAGAGGTAACTAAAGCTGATAGCCATATTGTTTTACCAGTATTGCAATCAAGCGCAAGTTATTCTGATGATACAGCAGCGGCAGCAGGAGGAGTTCCAATTGGAGGGTTATATAGAAACGGAAATGTAGTACAAATTAGATTAACATAATAAATATGGCGACTTGGACAGTATTAACAATGGAATATAAAAATAACGCTAGCGAAGATGAGCTAGTGGTAATATCCGCAGCTCAAGGACAAGACGGGGTTGGTTATGCTAGAAAAGTATTTACTAATACTTTATCCGGTGTTGTAGGGCCAGCTCCGCTTACACCTTATGCAGATTTAACAGAATCTCAAGTTATAGGTTTAGTACAAACAGACCTAGGGCCAACAGTAGTAACAGACGCTGAAACATATGTAGATGCGCAGGCAACGATTAAAAAAGAACAAATAGAAGATTTACCCACAAACGCCGGGCTCCCCTGGGTTTAAAATTAAATAAAAATTATGAGTTGGAAAGTATTAGATATGGAACATAAAACTTCTGATGGATTTGTTATAGAAGTTTCATCATGCTACGAAGTGCAAGATGGTTCTGGTTATGCTAGAAAAGTTTTTAAACAAGAATTTGAAGAAGTAGTAGGTCCAGAGTTTATACCTTATGAAAATTTAACAGAAGAGATTGTTATAGGATGGGTTAAGGACAAATTAGGACCGGAAGCGGTAGGCGAAACAGAATCTAGCGTTGCTTCAGAAGCCTTAACTAAAAAACAAGAAATAGAATCTCCCGTTGTAGAAGGGGGTAAGCCATGGGAAAAAAATAGTTTTGACCCTACTAATGGCGGCGGAGGTATTTCTCTATAGTAAATTAAAACTTAAATTAAATAAAATGGATGTAAGGAAAATATCTATAGGACCTGACTATAAGTCTGGTGCTATGCATTATATAGTGGGTCAAAAAATACTTAATGACTCACATACAATACACCTTATCCGGTATGATAAGGAAAAAAATAGTTTTCAGGTTTGGATTGACAGAAAAGATGAGATTCTTCTTTGGAAAGAGTTTAACTCCAGCATGCCTATTTCTATAGAATACAATATAAATTTTGAATGAAGTCACCATTTTATTTTATTGTTGAGCCTGTTGGCGGCAGACGGTATGATAATGTGAAGAAGATAGGCGACATTGATTTTATTACAAGCACTTCACAGGAAGACCACAAAGCATCAAACAGATACGCAAAAGTTATTGAGTGTCCCTCAGGATACGATGGTCCTATAAATGTAGGAGATATACTTGTTGTTCATCATAATGTATTTAAGATATACTATGACATGCAAGGGAAAGAAAGAAGCGGCTTTAGCTTCTTGAAAGATAACACATTCTTTCTAGAGGAAAACCAATTTTATATGTACCATGATGGAGACAAATGGAATACTGTTGGTGATTACTGTTTTGTAACTCCGGTTGATAATGATGATGACTTTGAAACTTATAGGTATAAACATCTAGTAGGTAGGATAAGATACAATAACAAGCATCTTGAAAGCTTGGGAATCAATAAAAGTGATATGATTTCTTTTACTCCACATAGTGAATATGAGTTTAATATTGATGGAGAGCTTTTATATAGAATGAAAGTTAATGATATAGCAGCTGTTGTATATGGAGGTTAAAAAACTGAAAGAAGATATTATAAAAGCTGGAGAGATGGCTGTTAAAGAGCTAATCAAAGTGGCGCAGGAGGGTATTATCAAAAAAGATTTTGATGACTTGTCTCCTGAGCTTGCAGCGGATAGGCTTAAGAATGCAGCAGCCACAAAGAAGCTGGCTATATTCGATGCGTTTGAGATTCTGTCAAGGATTGAGAATGAAAGAAACATGCTTGAGGGAAAGAGTACAGATAAAAAAGAAACCAAACTAACAGGATTTGCAGAAAGACGTTCAAAATAAATTGTACGAGGAGCTTGATAATTATATCCCTAAGACTGTTATAACAAATAAGAACAGGGGTAAATCATGGAAATACGGATATGACGACAAATACGATATGGTTGTTATATCTAAATCCGGTATGATTGATAGCGTTGTTTCTATAAACGGATTAAAGATAGCGCTGCCTAAAAAATCAAGAAAGGTTTGGTCGAGGTCTAAGCAGGAATCAGAGCAGTATTGGGAGGTGTCTGACTACCCGAAAGAACTTAGCAGGATATCAAGCATATTCCAATGGCATGAGTCTGCGCAGGAGTTTAAGGACAAGTGGGTAGATTACATAGAGGAAGAGTTTAATAGACGTGAAGAAGGTATGTGGTTTATGAATAACGGAAATCCAACGTACATAACAGGAACTCATTACATGTATCTTCAGTGGACTAAGATTGACGTAGGACACCCTGAGTTTCGTGAAGCAAACAGGATATTCTTTTTGTATTGGGAGGCTTGTAAGGCAGACACAAGGTGTTTTGGTATGATATACCTAAAGATACGGCGCTCAGGTTTTTCTTTCATGTCCTCTTCAGAATGTGTTAATACAGGAACTCTCGCAAAAGACGCGAGAGTTGGCATACTATCTAAAACAGGTAGCGATGCTAAAAAAATGTTTACAGATAAGGTAGTACCAATATCAAATAACTATCCATTCTTTTTTAAACCTATACAGGATGGTATGGATAAGCCCAAGACAGAGCTTGCTTATCGTGTCCCTGCGTCTAAGATTACAAAGAAGAATATGAACTCTGTTTCTGATATAGTATTTGAGGGATTAGATACTACTATTGACTGGAAGAATACCGGAGACAACTCTTATGACGGTGAGAAACTATTGCTGCTTGTTCATGATGAGAGCGGTAAATGGGATAGGCCAGATAATATTTTAAACAATTGGCGTGTAACAAAAACTTGTCTTAGATTGGGTAGAAGAATTATAGGTAAATGTTTGATGGGCTCTACATCGAATGCGCTAGATAAGGGTGGTGAAAACTTTAAAAAACTTTATTACGATTCAGATACTTCTAAAAGAAACTCTAACGGACAAACCAAAAGCGGAATGTATAGTTTGTTTATACCTATGGAGTGGAATATGGAGGGCTTTATAGATAGATACGGTATGCCTGTTTTATATACACCATCTTCACCAATAGTAGATTCTTACGGTGAATATATTCCCCAAGGTGCTATAGAGTATTGGGAGAATGAGGTAGATAGTTTAAAAAATGACCCTGACGCATTGAATGAATTTTACAGACAGTTCCCAAGGACTGAGTCGCATGCCTTTAGAGATGAAACTAAATCATCAATCTTTAATCTTACAAAGATATATCAGCAGATAGATTACAATGACAGTATTATAAAAGAAAGGTATTTAACAAAAGGCTCATTTCATTGGAGGGATGGAGTTGAGGACTCTACAGTAGTATGGACTCCTGACCCAAGAGGAAGATTTTTAGTGTCTTGGATACCAAGCAAAGGGTTGCAGAATAAAATAGTAAATAAAAATGGGGTCAAGTATCCTGGGAATGAGCATATAGGCTCATTTGGTTGCGACTCATATGATATATCTGGAACTGTAGTTGGGCGTGGTTCTAATGGAGCTTTGCATGGATTAACTAAATTTAACATGGATGATGCTCCTAGTAATGAGTTTTTCTTAGAGTACATCGCAAGGCCACAGACAGCTGAAATATTTTTCGAGGAAGTTCTTATGGCTTGTGTGTTTTATGGCATGCCTATACTTGTAGAGAATAACAAGCCAAGACTTTTATATCATTTAAAAAACAGAGGTTACAGGGGGTTTGCAACAAATAGACCTGATAAACATTATAATAAGCTTTCTAAGACAGAAAAAGAGCTCGGGGGTATACCTAACTCATCTGAGGATGTAAAACAGTCTCACGCATCAGCTATTGAATCTTACATAGAAAAGTATGTGGGCATTGATGTTAATGGTGATTATAGAGACTCTGGCGATATGGGCGCTATGTATTTTACAAGAACTCTTGAAGACTGGGCTAAGTTTGATATAAATAATAGAACTAAGTTTGACGCAGCTATTAGTTCCGGATTAGCAATTATGGCTAATCAAAAGAACAGATATACGCCTCAGAAAACACAGTCAAAAATAAACATTAAATTTGCAAGGTATAATAACAAGGGGGCTCACAGCCAGATAATAACATGAAAGAAGTAACTGTATCAATAAATAGCGCATCATTTCCAGACCAATTTGTTAGTGACTCTGAAAAGAAAAGTTTAGAGTTTGGACTACAAGTAGGCCAGGCTATACAATATGAGTGGTTTAGAAAGGGCGGAGGAGATTGTAAGTTTTACAGGCAGTTAGATGATTTTCATAGATTAAGACTTTACTCCAGAGGGGAGCAGTCTGTTTCAAAATACAAAAACGAATTAGCGGTTGATGGTGATTTATCTTACCTAAACCTTGACTGGACTCCGATACCAATTATACCAAAGTTTGTAGATATAGTTGTAAACGGAATGTCTGATAGATTGTTTTCTATAACAACTTACGCACAAGATGCGATGTCTGCTGAAAAAAGAATAGCGTATCAGGATATGGTTGAAACTGATATGGTGTCTAGGGAATTCCTAGAACAGATGGAACGTGATTTTGGTATTGATGCTTTTGACACTCCTCAAGAAGAAGTTCCTGAAAGCAGCGAAGAGTTAGCTCTTCACATGCAGCTAAAGTATAAGCCTTCTATTGAGATTGCTCAAGAGCAAGGAATCAATACTGTGCTTCAGGAGAATCATTATGAAGAAACAAAAAAGCGTGTAAATTATGATTTAACCACCATAGGTATAGGGGCTGTAAAGCATAGCTTTTTACCCGGCGCTGGAGTTAAGGTTGATTATGTTGACCCGGCTAACCTTGTGTATAGTTACACAGAAGACAATAACTTTAGAGATTGTTTTTATTGGGGTGAAATTAAGACTGTTCCAATTACAGAACTCAGAAAGATAGACACTACATTAAGTAATGAAGATTTAAGCAAGATATCTAAATACAGCCAGAGCTGGTATGATTACTATAACGTATCAAGGTTTTATGAAAACTCTATGTTTAATAGAGATACCGCAACACTTCTTTATTTTTCTTATAAAACAGATAACACTTTTGTTTATAAAAAGAAACTTTTAGATAATGGCGGTGAACGAGTTATAGAAAAAGACGATACATTCAACCCTCCAGAAGAAATGATGGAAGAGGGTAAGTTTGAAAGAATAGAAAAAACTATTGAGGTTTGGTATGAGGGTGTTATGGTTATGGGTACTAACATAATGCTTAAGTGGGAGCTTGCTAAGAACATGGTAAGACCTAAGTCTGCCTCTCAACACGTATCATCTCCTTATGTCGTAAACGCTCCGAGAATGTATAAGGGTGTCATTGAATCTTTGGTTAGACGAATGATTACATTTGCTGACCTCATTCAGATTACACACTTAAAACTTCAGCAGGTTATATCTAAGGTAGTTCCAGACGGTGTCTTTATTGATGCTGATGGGCTTAGCGAAGTTGACCTTGGTAACGGCGGTGTATACAACCCAGAGGATGCTCTAAGGCTTTATTTCCAAACGGGCTCTGTTATTGGTAGGAGCTATACACAGGATGGTGATTTCAACAATGCGAGAGTACCTATTCAGCAACTTACAAGCAGTTCGGGACAAGCTAAAATAGCCAGCCTTATAGGTAGTTATAATCATTATTTAAACATGATTCGTGATGTAACGGGCCTTAATGAGGCTAGAGATGGAAGTAAGCCAGACTCTAATTCACTTGTTGGATTACAAAAGCTTGCTGCAGCCAATTCTAATACCGCAACAAAACACATACTAGAAGGAAGCATACACCAAGGATTTGTATTTATACGACTTTGGAATATTTATTGAGCTTGCTCCTGATGAGGAAGAAAAAGCTCAGCTTGAAGCAAACATACAGACAGCTCTATCAAGAGACCAGATATATTTAGAGGATGCAATTGATATACGGGAGGTAAAAAACCTTAAGGTTGCAAACCAGCTTCTTAAATTAAAACGTAAAAAGAAAGAGGAACTTGAGGTGCAAAAGCAAATGATGCAACAACAGACTCAGGCTCAGATAAATCAGCAGTCACAATCAATGGCAGCTCAGTCAGCTATCGCTAAGATTGAGGCAGAAAAGCAATCTAAAATAGAGATTAAACAAGCTGAAGTGGCCTTTGATATTGAAAAGCTATCAAACGAGGCTCAGCTTAAATCACAGCTTATGCAGCTTGAGTTTGATATGAGGATTAGTCAGCAAAACACACAGCAATCTAAGCTAATAGACCAGCGTAAAAACAATCTACCTCCTATGAGTTTTGAATCAAACGAGGATAGTTTAGATGGCTTTGACTTGGCAGAATTTGAGCCACGATAAGAGTATATTTTTTTAATTAACTTTGCATTAAAATTTAATCAAATGTCAGAAATGAAAGTAAAGGTGCTTGATGACGCCTTAGAATCAAAATCTGTTCAGGAAGTTGAGCAAGACCTGCTCAAGAAACATGAACAAGAACAACAACAAGAGACTGTTAATGAAAATGAAACAGTCCAAGAAAAAGAAACTACTACGGAAACTGCTGAAGAGCAGACTGTAGAGCAAAGTGAACAAGAGGGTGAAGCTCAGGAGTTCACAGAAAAAGACGTTCTTTCATATATTAAGGATAGATACAACAGGGAGATTAATTCTGTAGAAGACTTGTTTGAAGCAAGAGCCGAAGCAGAGGAGCTTCCTGAGGATGTGTCAGCTTTCTTAAAGTACAAGAAAGAAACTGGTAGAGGTATACAGGATTTCATGAGCCTTAATAAGGATTATGATTCCATGAACCCCGACCAGGTTTTGGCTGACTACTATTCTGCTACTGAAGATGACCTTGACAAAGAAGACATCGACTATTTGCTAAACGAAAAGTTTGCATATGACGAAGATGTTGACGAGGAAAAGGACATTAAGCAGAGACAGATAGCCAAAAAAAGAGAGCTTGCTAAAGCTAAGAAGTACTTCAATGAGTTGAAGGAAACGTATAAGGTGCCCCTTGAGTCAAGCGGAGGCCTTGTTTCTGAAGGTGAAAAGGAGAATTACGAAGCTTACAAGAAATATATCCAGGAGTCCAAGAGTATCGAAGAGGAAACTCTTAAGCGCTCTGAGTATTTCCAGAAGAAAACAGATGAGGTGTTCAATGATTTCAAAGGTTTTGATTTCAAAATTGGAGACCAAGATTTAGTTTACTTGCCAGGTGATGCCAAAGAGATTAAGAATACTCAGTTAGATATTAATAACTTTATTTCTAAGTATTTAGATGATAATGGTATGATATCGGATGCTGCTGGATACCACAAATCTATTGCTGTTGCAATGAACCCTGATAAGTTCGCTAGATATTTCTACGAGCAGGGCCAGGCTAACGCTATTGACGATGTTACTAAAAAAGCAAAAAACATTGACATGGGTGTTAGACAAGCCCCTCAAGATATGAACAAATCAGGATTTAGTGTTAGAGCTTTGGATGATAGTAGTGGTAGAGGACTCAAAATAAAGAGTAATAAAAATAACTAACAAACGCTAAAAAAAATAAAAAATGGCTTTTACTATTACGCCGACAAGTACGGCACTACAACCATCAGCTGAGAGAGTTGCTTTAAGCACTAACTATCTTGGTAATGATGACTTTACATTCGCGCAACAATACCTTCCTGATTTGATGGAAAAAGAATTTGAGCGCTACGGAAACCGCTCTGTATCTTCATTCCTTCGAATGGTAGGTGCTGAGATGCCTTCTAACTCTGACCTTATCAAATGGGCTGAGCAAGGACGCTTACACATTAAATACAACAACTGTTCTTCTGATGGAGCAGCTACAGATACTACAGCTACTATTACTGTTGCAGATGCTGGAGCTCCTGCTGCTGGAAAACTTCCTTTGAAAGTTGGACAGACAGTTATGATTTCAGATAACGACACAGTGACTAACGCTGGCTCTAACAAAGCAATTATCACAGGTGTTAGCACAACTGCTAATGAGTTTGATGTAGCTTACTATGAAGCTGCTGGTCAAACATTTGCTGCCACTGATACTCTTACTGTATTTGTTTACGGTTCTGAGTACAACAAGGGAACTGATGCTTCTGACTTAATTTCAGTTGACGCTGAGGATAATATCTACGAGAACAAGCCTATTATCTTAAAAGAGAAGTATGCTGTTTCTGGTTCTGATATGGCTCAAATTGGTTGGATTGAAGTAACTACTGAAAACGGTGCAACCGGATTCTTATGGTATATTAAGTCTGAGCATGAAACTCGTCTACGTTTTGAGGACTACCTTGAGACTGCAATGATTGAGGCTGTTCCTGCTGAAGCTGCTTCTGGTGCTGCTGATTACTTACAGGGAACTGCCCCTGCTGCTGGTGCTGCTGACCTTAGTGGTTCTAAAGGTATGTTCCACCAAATTGAAACTGAAGGAAACGTTGCCGACGGAGGTACTTTAGATACCCTTGACAATGTTGACCAGGTTATCAAGCGTCTTGATAAAGAGGGTGCTATCGAAGAGAATGTTCTTTTCGTTGACCGTCAGTTGAGCTTTGACATTGATGATATGTTGGCTGCTCAATCAAGCAATGCTGCTGGTGGTGTGTCTTACGGATTGTTCGATAACGATACTGACATGGCATTAAATCTTGGATTTACAGGATTCCGTAGAGGATATGACTTCTACAAGTCTGACTGGAAATACTTGAACGATGCTACTATGCGTGGTGGAGTTGTAGGTGGAGCTGTAAACGGTGTACTTGTACCCGCTGGTTCAACTACAGTTTACGACCAGGTGCTTGGCAAAAACGCTAAGCGTCCGTTCCTACACGTTCGTTACCGTGCTTCTGAGACTGAAGACCGTAAGTACAAAACATGGATTACAGGCTCTGCTGGAGGCGCTGCTACAAGCGACCTTGATGCAATGCAAGTTAACTACTTGTCTGAGCGTGCAATTTGTGTACTTGGTGCTAACAACTTCTTCTTATTCGAAGACTAATAATTCTATGGGGGAGGGAGTTTCTCTCCCCCTTTTTTTAAATTTAATTAAAATTATATTCAAATGGCAAAGAAACAAGCCGTCCTTACGGACAAAGTTTACAGATTAAAAAGAAAAATTACTCCGCTGAGCTATATGGTTCAAGCAAGAAGCTCAAGGAGAAAACCACTTCTTTATTTTGACGGGCAAGTTAACAGAGAACTTAGATATGCCCGAAACCAAAAATCACCATTCATAGATGAGCAAGACGGTAACGCCGTTCTTGAGCCTATTATTTTTGAAGATGGGCTTTTGTATGTTCCAAAAACAAATCCTGTGCTTCAGGAGTTTTTAGCATACCACCCTGGGTTTGGAAATTTGTTTGTTGAAATTGATAATGAAAAAGATGCTGCTGAACAAGTAGAGACTTTAGACTATCAACTTGAAGCTCAATTGCAAGCTCGTGATTTAACTTTGGAAATGTTAGAGACTTTAACTCGTGTGTTATTAGGTCAAAATATTGATAAGATGACAAGCGCTGAAATGAAACGAGATGTTCGTGTATTCGCTAAGAATAATCCTGTCGAGTTTCTTGAAGCTTTAAACGACCCAATGCTTAAACTTCACAACTTGACTCATAAGTTGTTTGATGAAAAAGTTATAACGCTTAAAAATAACAAGCGTGATATTTACTACAATCTTAAGTCTAACAAGAAAAAGATTATGACTGTTCCTTTTGGAGAAGACCCAGCCTACATGTTGGCATCATACTTTCAAACAGATGAAGGTATTGAGGTAATGAAAATCCTTAAGAGTAAAGTCGAAGATATTGACGAGTAATACTCGTTATGCTTTCTGTTTGTGTAAGGGCCTCTATTTTTAGGGGCCTTTCTTTTTTTGCTTATCTTTGTATAAATTTTCACGATGATAGATTCTGTAAGAACTACAGTGTT